CAGTTTCAAAATCAGTAGGAATGGTTTTTACGAGCATAGCAGTAGGAACAATATAACAATTCCTTTACTATAGACATCAAAGCACCCAAGTTAAGGGTGCTTTTTTATTTTGTGTATCTTTGTGTAAAGATTTTCAAATGATAAATTCTGTAAGAAATACTGTGCTTGCTATTATCAACAAGAATAACTATGGGTATATTTCTCCGAGTGATTTTAATTTGTTTGCTAAACAAGCTCAACTAGATTTGTTTGATGAGTATTTTTATAATTATAATGAACAAATAAATGAAGAAAATGCTAGATTGTCTGGAACAGGCTATGCAAATTTAAAATTAGGTTATGAAGAGGTAATAGATTTTTTTTCTGTAACAGCTTTTTTAACTCAAAAAACCCTTAATACAAGTATATACTCTTTGCCTTCTGTGTCAACTACAGGATCAGATTACTATTTATTAAATAAAGTATTATGTTTTTCTGCAGGTAATTTATTAGGTGAAGCTGAAAAGGTAACTAATAGCAAAATCACTTTGCTTAATAATTCTTTACTTACAGCACCAAACACTACGTTTCCTGCTTATACTCAACAAGGAGATGCGGTAACCATTTTCCCTACAACAATTAATAGTGGACAAGATGTGCAAGCAGAGTACATAAGGTATCCTAAAGACCCTAAATGGACTTACATAACTCTTTACAATGGAGAACCTATGTTTGATCAAACCGCGGCAGATTATCAAGATTTTGAACTACCTATAGATGACTCAAATGATTTAGTTGCAAAGATTTTGCAATATGCAGGAGTATCAATTAGAGAAGCAGATGTAGTACAATTTGGATTAACAAATGAAACTCAACAAGATCAACAAAAATAATTATGGCGTATATAAATCAAAAACAATATTATACAAACAATAGCGTAAATCCAACGGATACTAATTGGGGTTCATATCAATATGTTTCATTAACAGATATAGTAACAAATTTTTTATTAATGTACAATGGTAATCACCATTTAGTAAACAATGTAAACAGGTTTAAAATATTGTTTCATGCAAAGCGTGCAATTCAAGAGTTAAACTATGATGCGTTTAAAGAAATAAAATCTTTACAGTTAACGGTGTATGATGATTTAAAATTTGTTTTACCTTCCGATTATGTAAATTGGGTAAAGCTCTCTTTATTTAAAAACAATGTGGTTAGAGATTTAGTTGAAAATATTCAAGTACAATCAGCTACTCAATACATACAAACGGGATCCTCAACATTTACTTATGATGCAAGCAATAATGCAAATACCGAAACTTCTAACATTGATACATCAAGAACTAATGGAAGTTTAAATAGTATTTATTTAACAGATAATGCAAATGAAGATCCAGCTAATATTCAGTCTTTTGACAATGATATATATGAGAAAGGCATAGGAGCTAGATATGGTTTAAATACTGAAACAGCTAATTTTAATCCTACATTTACAATTGATAAAAAAGCAGGGGTAATAAATTTTGATTCTACTATGGCAAACGAAAGCTGTATACTTCAATATATTTCGGATGGAATGGAGAATGGAAATGATTCAGAAATAAGTGTTAATAAATTATTTGAAGAATATGTATATGCTTATATTAAATATGCAATTTTAAATAATAAGTTTGGAGTCCAAGAATATATTGTTAATAGAGCTAAAAAAGACAAGCTTGCTTTATTAAGAAATTCAAAAATAAGACTTAGCAATATTCACCCTAGCAGATTATTAATGAATCTAAGGGGTGAAAACAAGTGGATAAAATAAAATGGCAAACGTTCAAAGAAATTTTATAGCAGGGCGTATGAATAAAAGCCTTGATGAAAGGCTTATTCCTAACGGAGAGTATACGGATGCTTTGAATGTAAGATTAGGATCAACAGAGTTGTCAGAGGTTGGTTCTGTAGAAAACTCTAAAGGTAATACAAGGCTTACTGATATTGTATATATTAACGGAGTGCCTTTAAGTGCTTCAGCCAAATGTATAGGGGCGTTTGACGATAGCGCTAAAGCTGTTATTTATTGGTTTATACATGACCCAGCGTTTACTTTAGGAGCGACCGGTAAATTAGATATGATTGTTTCATTCAATGTTGAAACAGGAGGGCTAACTTATCACATTATTAGCATTGATAATGGTTTAGGTCAAAACACAACTTTAAATTTTAATTCAGAATTTTTAATCACAGGAATAAACATTATAGATGAATTATTATTTTTTACGGACAACACCAATCCCCCTAGGGTTCTAAATATAAATCGTAATTATAGCAACCCTGTAAACAATATAGATCAATTTGATTCAAGAGAAATTTTAGTTATTAAAGGGCCACCTTTATCAGCACCTACAGTAAGACTGATTAAATCAAATAGCGAGGAAACATATTTAACGGATAATTTTATATGTTTTGCTTATAGGTATAGATATAGTAATTCAGAATTTTCAGCAACATCACAGTTTAGTGAGCCTGCATTCTCACCCTCCGGATTTAGATTCTCACCTTCTACTTTTGCAAATGATGGAATGTTAAATGAGTTTAACGCTTGTGATGTAATATTTGACTCAGGAAGTTCTTTAGTGAAAGGAATAGATATTTTATTTAAAGAAGCTAATGATCCAACAATTAAAGTAATACAAAGAATTGATAAAGCTGAAGCTTCGATGCCTAATAACAAGCCTAATCAGCAAATAACTTTTGACGCTGCTAAAATATTTTCAATACTCCCTCAAGCGGAAATATTAAGATTGTATGACAATGTGCCAACCTTAGCTAAAGCTCAAACTTTAATGGCTAATAGATTAGTGTATGGTAATTATTTTGAGGGGTATGATCTTATTGACACATTAAATCAAAAAACAAGATTAGATTTTATTGCAAGCGGATCTAGTGAAGGAATAGGGGAAAGTGTGGTTCCTACTTCTATAGAACAGGGCGTTAGATATACAGCTTTTGGAGATAGCAGAGATATAGCTGATACAAAATTAATTTTAGATTTTACCAATACTACTAGCGATTTTATTATTGGAGCGCAAATAAGCATAAATTTTACTTTTACACATACTCAATTTTTTGGAAGTAATCAGCCAAGCGGAACAACACCGAGCACTAATATAGGATTTACTTATATTTTATCTCAAGACTTTACAGCATCAAGTGATCCACTTGGTGATTTGGTGGCTACTGATGATTTCAAAGCTAAGTTTGGGTCAGCTGTAGCAGAAATTCAAACTGTAGCAAACGCTCAAGCAGGAACGGGTGTAACTTTAACAGATTTATTTAATAATAGTTTATTATCCGGCTTAAGCTCACCGCTTTATAATTTACAACAAACAGGTATAACTAGCTCAACAGCTGCATTACCAAATAAAGGTGAGCCATTAAGTATTTTACAAGACAGCACAAACTCTAATGCTTTGACAATACAGATATTAGCTGCACAATACCTTGAAAATGGAGGTTCAAATACTGTGATAGAGTATTTTAAATTTACATCGGCTAATGTATCTATTAGAAGATTAAGTAATAGTTCTAGCTTGCATAGTAACAGGGGGTATGAGGTCGGTATCATATATATGGATGCCTTTAATAGGGCTACAACCGCTTTGGTAAGTGAGAACAATACCGTTAATTTTCCATGTTCAACATCTGCTACAAAAAACACTATAAACGTAACTATTCCTTCTAGTCAAAGAGCGCCAAGTTTTGCGACAAGATATAAGTTTTGTATAAAGGCAGATAGAGAAACGTATAATACTATTTTTACTTCTTTATATTTTCAAGACACCACTTCTAATGAGGTTTACTTTTTGCTGCAAGGAGACAATATTAATAAAGTAAGTGTTGGAGATGATTTAATAGTAAAAAGAGATGTTTCAGGTTCTATGAGAAACTGTACTAAAACTCAAGTTTTGGAGATATCAGTTGAAAGCCGAGATTTTATAATTCCAAAACCTCAAGACTCTTCGGGTAATGATATACCTGTTCCTGCGGGAACTTACATGAAATTAAATAACATTAATTTTGCAGCTGAAACATCAGTAGGCAATATAATTGATGTCAAAGTTGACCCATTGGTAGCAGATGATAATAATGAATATCCAATGCTTGCTTATCCTTTGTTTGACAACAGTGTGACAGGTTTAACAAATGGAAATTATGATTTACCAATTGGTTCTGAGGTAAGAATTGATGTTGTTCAATTAAGACAGGGACTTAATACATCTTGTGAATTAAGGGAAAGCATATTACAGCATACTTTTGTATGTAGTGAGACATATTCTAACTGGGAAGAATTTGTTAATGGAGAAAATTTTGAAGGTGTTATTGAAAATAATGCCATAATTAATCCTAATGCTGCTTTTTTAGGTAACAATCCAGTAGGTAATATTTTTTTAAATTCAGTTGCATCTGCATCAGGCGCAAGGACATCTATACAAAATGGTACTTTTAATGAACTTACGGCGTCTACAGTGTTTGGAGGAGACACAGACAGCCCGTCTTCTGCAGGAAGTTTAAGTGACAACAACTATTACAGGCTATATAAAGACACTTCTACCAATAACTATTATCTAATGGTTTCTGGTACTAGATGTTGTGGAAATAGAACTGAGAAAAGGTCAAGAGTAACTGTTAACATAACAGTTTTTAGGAGAGAAGCTGAAGTTATATTTGAGACTAAGCCAGTTGATGCATTGGCAGACTTATGGTATGAGGGAACACAATCATTTGAAATAGATAGTTTAGGGCAACATTTAGGAAATGTTGTTAATCAAAATATAGCACAAGAAGTTGCCGCCACGGTTAGTTTAAATTTTTCTAATTGTTTTACTTTTGGTAATGGTGTAGAAAGTTACAAAATTCAAGATTCATCAACTGGAAAACAATTTAATTTAGGTAACAGAACATTTACAACAAACAACACCACATATCAAAAAGCACACAGATTTGCTGATTTAACATATAGTGGAGTTTTTAATGACGAAACTAATGTAAATAAGCTTAACGAATTTAACCTTGGGTTAGCAAATTTTAAACCTCTTGAAGAAACATTTGGAGATGTAGAAATATTATTTGCGAGACGAGACGACATTTTAGTTTTACAAGAAGACAAAATATCTTATGTGCTAGCAGGTAAAAACTTACTTACTGATGCGGATGGAACAGGACAATTAACGTCTGTTCCTGCGGTATTAGGAAAACAAATAGCTAGAATAGAAAACTATGGTATTAGCAATAATCCAGAAAGTTTTGCTGTATGGGGTGAAAGCAAATATTTTACTGATGCCAAAAGAAGTGCAGTAATTCATTTAATAGGTAGCTCTATGGCTAACGAACAATTAATTGTTATTTCGGAAGCTGGAATGAGAAGCTTCTTTAGAGACTTGTTTACCTCTTCTTTTACAACTCAAAAACTAGGAGCGTATGATCCATACATGAATGAGTTTGTTTTAACATCAAACACTATCTTAAAACCAGAAGTTGCTAAATGTACACCTTGTGGTGTTACAAGAAACATTACAGTGCCAGCTGGTCAAACTTTTATTTATTGTGTTGATTTAGAACCTCAAGAAGGAACAGTAGTTGTAAGATATGAGTTGCCACTTGAAGGGGCTCAACCTATAATTACGGAAGCTACATCACAAAATATTGAAACAGAAGCGGGGGATTTAATTGAAACAGAAGGAGGGACAGGTGTTATAGGTTACACAATAAAATCATATTACAATAATATTGAAACTACGACAGGCGTAGTGTATACTAGCGGTACTTTTACTTTTGAAAAAGACGCAACTACTGTTAATCAAGTAGTTATTGAAATAACATCTACTGCTACTGTTGATGATACTATTGAGGTTACCGTAGAGTGTCCATCAGGGACATTATTAAATGTTTATAGCGTGTGTTTAACAGATGCTCTAGATGCAGGTAAATTTATACACAATGAGGCAAGCTGGTCGGATGGATTCTTATTGTCAAATGTTCAATCCGAATTAGTAACATTTGGAACAGGAACGGGGGCTTTCGTAATTTCTCAGTATAAATCTGTTGTAGGAGATCAAGGAGTGGGTATTATACCAACAGACAACTCAGTTATGACTCTTGGAGTCAACAAAATAAGATTTGATGATTTTGTGTTTGACACAGCTAATAATTCATTAGGTTTCCATAGAAGCACTACTCTGTATCAAAACAACATAACAGACATTACAACATTAGTTGGTTTAGAAACCACTATACCTATAAATAATTTAGCAGCGCCCGATAAATATACAGGTAGTTTTACAGTGCCAGCTGGAGGTAACCATTTATATTTAATTTACGATTATAGAAATCCAAACAGAGTTACACCTACGCCGCCAAGCCCATCAGTTTACGACTTTACTAGATATACTCAATGTCAAGGCCCAGACACTATTGTTTTTAGAGCTTTAACTGGAACTTCTTTCCCAACAGTTGTAAGATATGAAGGCGTATGTTATCAAACTCCTACATCTGTTTCTGCCATATCAAGTATACCTGTACCTACAGGATCAGAGACTTTTGTAGATTGTGCAACTTGTGAGGCAGCAGCTCCACCGCCAACGCCATCTACAGCTCCACTGTTAACAACAAACAGTTCTACAAATGTTACATCTGTTTCTTTTACTGCTAACGGTAGTTTAGACACGGCAAACGGAACTGTAACATCCAGAGGTTTTTATATAGGAACTAATTCTTCTTACATAAGCAACACTCAGTATGCGGTAAGCGGAACAACTTTAGGTAATTTTAATTATAATTTTGCGGGAGCAACACAGGGAACAACTTATTATGTAACTGCTTATGCAGTAAACGAACATGGAATAGGAGTTGGTTTAACAGTATCAACAACAACAACAGCGGTGGCTTATGATTATATGCTTTATAGAGGATGTGATGATTCTACAGTTACTCAAATATTTAGAAGTTTAACAACTGTACCATTTCCTCTTGTTGTAAGATATAATGATGTTTGTTATCATGACTTTTCACCTACACCTACTCCAACAGATGTAAATGTTCCAAGTTTGACATTTGATAGTTGCAGCACATGTAGTGGAACGCCTACGACGCCTACAACGCCTACAACGCCTACAACGCCTACAACGCCTACAGCGCCTACATTCGATACAGAAACATTTACAATACAATTGTGTGATGGAACAGGGCCTTCGTATATTATAACTATAAATAATATTCCTTTATCTGGATCGGTTATAAAAGTTATAAAAAGCAGTTTTGTTGTTAATTCTTCGGTAAGATTAAATGGTAATTATGGACAACCAGTTTCTACTTATCCAGAGTTTGATGGAGACGCTAATTATAAAATTACAGCAGTGGGAACAGCTAATCCTTTAGTCACGCTAGCTTACGTTGGTTTAGTAGATGATTGTAGTGATTGGCCAACTAATACACCCCCTACACCACCTCAATTATACTATAGACTTATAGGGTGTGAAAAAGCAGATGGAACCTCACCTGGAAGCTGTTATGTTTTAACTGCAACACAACCAAATGCTGATCAAAGATTTGTAGATGGAGCTGGTAACTCAGGAACAAATAATGATTTTTACAAATATAGTGGTGACCAAGGGTTAACTTATAATGGAGGGGTGTTATGTCAAAACATTGTAGCTGTGGGAACAAGCACAGGATGTCCTCCTACTGCTTCACCAACACCTACACCTACACCTACTCC